ATACAGCGGATATACTACACCCGTCTTTTCAGGCCTCTACATTATTTCTTAGGATTTATGTATGCATAGGATATATAATATCGAAGGATTTATATATTATCAAGGGTAAAAACAATTTAAAATTGTAACGAAAACACACAAAAACACCTTTATTATTTTTAATCACTTATTTTATTATTTTTCACCTCATTTTATATCATTTTTCACCCCCATTAATAAAACCTTTTAACATCCTAGCGCTTATTCAAGTGCCTTGATACACTTTGTATCAATTGCTGGCCGATTGCCAAAGATGTAATCACTTCTATGATCTATACGGAAAACAGATTACATTCGCTTGATTAGAGAAGCTTTAAGTCTCTAATACTCACGTTATGAGTCTAAAAATAACACTTACATGAAGTATAAACATAACAATGAATACACAACAAGAAGAAAATACCGGACTGGAATTATCTATGACAACCGCTACCCCTTCTGAACTAATGACCTCGGAAAACAAGCATTCTGCTGACCTCACTACCGCTAAAGCCCCAACAGGCATCGCAAAAACTAGTGAGATGGAAAACGACTTTGTATTCACCGCCGAATACGATTTTGACGAAGATTATGGTTTTGAGTCCCCTATGGAACCAACCACAATCTATCCCACCGATGATATCACCCCGCTATTCTTTACAAACCCCGATTTTGAAACTTTGAGAACTCAAATTGAGAACTACCGTCAAACTGAAGAACGTAGAACTTATGCTGACAATGTCCATTTGTACTACAAGTTTAGTTATCTCGAAGATGAGAGTTTTGATGAAGATCCTATAACTGTATGGGATTTAGAGCCAACTACAACTGTAGCTCGTCCAATTGCTCTGTGTCCTTTGATTGTTCAACAATCTGATGTTCCCGCTAACGAAACTTTAAGTTTGGATGTCTTTAATGCTATTATGACTAATAGTAAATACCGAGACGAACAAACTTACTTGGATTTTGCCCCACGGATTCACTTTAGCTTGCTTAAAAGTGAAAACTTATGGACTACAACCATTGTCGCAACTATTCAAGGCAATGTTAAGGAATTTACTGGCATGGATACCACTCGTAAACAGTCTCGTTTGAAAGCGATTCAGGTTTGTCTTAACAGTATCTTAAAACGAACAAATATGCAGGAATTATCTCAACTATATTTGTTTGTTACAGATCCTCAAACACAACTTAAGACAACAACTATGCTTATTGCATACAATGAATTCTTACAACTCCGGGACAAGAAACAAACATGGCCTTTAATGTCTACTTGGCAAAAAATTGGACTTCTTTCTCATTCAGTTGATACAGTTGCTGTTGGTGACCTCTCCAATGTAACTGTGACAATGCGTTTTGTTAAGGAAACAACATCTTACCAGGGACGATTCACTTGTAAACCATCTGATGTTCGATTGATTTCTGCTAACATTACTTTTGAAGAGTGTTTGGCACGAGCAATGGGACCAACTTTAGATTGGTTATTGGAGCGTCGCTTCCTTAATACTGGTAGAGTTATGCAACAGGCTGATACTGAGGCTGCTTTTACTGTCCTCTCAACAACAGAAAATACAACTATTGATTTGCACGGTGCTACTGTTGAAACAACAGAAGAACCTGAACAAACAGTTGTAGTAGTACCTAGCCCAAAGAAGTTTGATACATTGGTTCATGATGATGAACAAGTATCACTTCCTTTTGCTGAAACTCATATTTTGCCAATCACAACATTCATTCTGTCTGAATCAACATCCCAGACCATTACTCCTTTCATAAACTTGGACATTCTTAAGACTATTTTTGAATTATCTCCAAACATTCAGTTAACTATGTTTGCAAGAACACTTCTTTCCCGCCCTACATTGCACATTACTATCAAGTTAAATGCAACTTATGTGTATCAAGGACGGTTAGTAGCTGAAATTGTTCCTCAAATTGGACAGCTTTTGGTTTATAATGCTGATAATTCTATTAATTATCAGAAATCGCGTATCACTGTTGATGATATGATTAAACGACAAGCTACTCAATTTGATGTTGCTAAGAGTACTGACATTACTCTTAAGATGGAGTTTATTGATGTTCTAAATGCTCTGAACAATCGTGACCCTTCTCACCTAGTAGGTTATGCTAACCTATTAGTAGGAAGTGTTACTCCATTACGAACTGGACCTGATGAAACTGCCCAATTGACTTTAACTGTTTATGCTCATCTTGAGAATTCTGAATTTATGCAACGAACTTTTCCCCTTAGTGACGTAACATTTCGTAAATCACATAAAATTAAAATTCGTCAAGAAATGATGGCTTTAGCTGCTGGTGCTTTAGGAGCTGGGGTTCTCAAAAAACCTGCTGAGAATCTACTAGGTCCCATTACTTCAAATATGGGTGCCTGGATTGGAAAAATTGTTCCTAAACCATCAAGTGAACGCACACCAAATGTTAAATCATTTGATCGTGATGTGACAGGAGATTACTCACGTGATCGACCAGAATTTCACAATCGAGCTGTTCACATTAAACCAACCTATACTGACAACCTAGCCATTGGTTTGGGAGAAGAACAAACTATGTCAATGCGCTTAAACCCGGCTACTGAACAACAAATTCAAGAAAACCAAACAACACCTATTCGTGATATGGTCGAAATTGCTCAAGCAAAATCAAGAGTGTCGACAGTTACTCTATCACCAACAAATGTCTCATACCAAAATGTGTACCAACAAGTTATGGGTTATAAGCGTTTTCCAGGTAGTAATATGCAATATGCTATGGAAATGTTTACGCTTATAAGATCATCCATAAAGGTACATTTACAGTATGTTAAGCCAATGGGTCTTCAAGGATCTATTATGCTGACATTTGTTCCCAATGTAACTGAGGCTACTTTTGCTGAGGCACGCAATTGTAAGACTCACACTGTGGATTTACGAGATATTGATGAAACTGACTTTGTGATTCCGTTTTGGAGTTCAACAACAGCCCGAAATTACAGTGATGATCCAGATCTTGGGTTATTCCAAGTTTGGGTTATTGTACCTATAACTGCACCTAGTATTACATCTCAAAGACTAGATGTAGTAGTTTATGTTGCAGCTGGAGATGATTGTGAACTTACAGCTTTATCATCTCAATCACAAGCATTTTCGTCGTACACCCAACAGTCTCGTATGACAGAATACTTATTGAATGAAACGCACTCTCATATCGGACATATTCTTAGTAGGTATAATTCTATTGGAACTGCTGTAGTTTTAACATCAGGAGGTTTTGATTTATCTACAAATATTTTGACTGGAACAACTGATACTGATGAAAAGCGAAATGCCATAACAAAGATTTTGAAGCTTTTCAAGTATATGAATACATCACTAGACATTTTATTTGAAGCTATTCCAATTTCAGTAACTTCAAACAAATCTGAGAAATTGTTGGCCGCACAAGTGCCAATTGTAATTAGTCCTATTCCAGACCCACCAACTCCATTGAATGTAATTTCATTCACTGATGTAGTTTGGACAGACCCTGGATTACTTTCTCCACCAACTTTGTCCAATACTTATACTAATTTTACTGGAAATGACTCAGACCAAATTCTTGCCCCAGGGAGTGCCAATCAAGTTAGACGTTCTCCATATACTGCTGGTACTAATGCTGTGCTCAATCTTGATTTTAATCGTAATGGACGGACATGCACAAGTAATAATAATTTAGTGCGTACTGCCTTGGTAACAACAAGTAATGCACTTGCTGACACTAGAGCTTTTAGTGTTGCAACAACAACCAATATTAGTCGCATCAAGTCTGCTACTGATAGCATTCTTTCTGTCAATCAGTACACTACAGGAAACACTAATACCGACCTCGGACAGAATGCAGCTATCAATTCAATGGTCACTCAATTAAATTCAAATGTTCAAGAAGCCAATAACACTGCTGCTTCATTGCAAGCCCAGATTGATGAATTGTCAGGAGATGTTTCTGTTTTGAACGGAATGTCTTCTATTATTGACATTGCTTATTCTCCACCAACAAGCAATGTTGTACCTTTTACTGGAGTTGGTTCACAAAAAATAAATACTGCAATAAATCCTAGTATGAATTTGTTTGTTCCAAAAATGAACCAATTTGCTCGTCTGCCTACATTTGTGCGTGGAGCTACATCTGATGTGGTACGTTCCCGTTTCTTGAAAGCTGCTACCCTTGGAAAATTTGCTTTTAATGTCACCTCTCCCGTTAAGTTGAACATGTTTGCCCGACTATCTGATGGAAAACAATTATCTTGGTTTTTGGGAG